TTCTATCAAGCGTTTCATTTAAATCTGGTTTGGATTGATAATATTTACAGCCCATAGTTACCGATAGAAATATCATAGCAAAAACAGAAATTAAAATAAACAATATTATAGATATTAGTTTTTTCATTTTTTATCCCTCACAACAAAATATGTTAAAACGCATAAAATAACCGCGTATATCAACCAGAACAAAACAATAAATTTATCAGCGTTTGCTATTCTTTCGATCACAGTCTATCCATGTCCTTTAATCTTTCAAGAATAAAATTAACTATTTTAACATAAATATTTTGCGTAACATCAGAAAAATGAACCGTATCTTGAAGAGACCACCAGTAGCATTCTGTGTCCTGATAGGGATCACGAAGCAAATCTCTGATATTGATAACAAACGGTTCCCAGACCATACGAATTATTGAATTGATCTGCTTGACTTGTTCATTCCAGATTTTCAAATTTCGATTATTAACCAGTCCGTCGTCAAGCTTGTCCAGGATTTTTGTTTTTATAAATGGCACGTTTTCACAGAAAGAGCCGGGTACTTCTAATTTTAATGTTGACATTCCGGAATATGCCATCGACATTAAATCTTTCAGTACATAATTCCCGCCCATAGAAAAAACAGTATTCCATTTATTCAAATATCGTTTCACTTTCTGCCCTTTTTTCGTTTTAAAAAATATATTCCAATCATGGGCTATCGTTCCACCTATTGCAATATTGACAACTATGACATGTCTGAATTGTTTCATAATGTCATACGTTTTAAATACACCTTTATTTGAATCACCACAAAGTATCAATTTTTTACCGGGAAATAGGGAAGCCAGGCGAAGGGCTGCAAGCATACGCCGTTCTTTTGATTTTATAGGGTTGCGTTCGTCGTACGGGGATTTTTTAATAACCGGTTTTAATATCTTAAACCAGATGAACTGATAAATTTGATTTAACATTTTATGATCACCGCGATTATGATATATCCCAGAGTGCCAAGAATAAAACCAAGTGCAAAACCTATCAATATTGTTTTCCAGTTATTTTTAATCCAATTCATTTAATCCCCCTTTTTTATCTCAATTTTAGCAGCTGGACCCCAATTAAAATAAAACCCGTCCGGGCCGATTCCGAAAGATATATTTTGAATCAAAATGATGCTGCATACAATTACAATTAATAATATTATTATTCTTTTGTAGCGCGTCTTTGCGTTTTTGCCAAAAATGAACTCAGCTATCTGTATTATTTTTCTCATCGGACCTCTCTATCTCAAAAATATATTCTGATTCATATTTGAATTTATGTCCCTCCGAAATCAATTCATCAGTTATTATGTTCCAGTCAAATTTTCCCGGACAATTTTTGTAATTTAGCCCATACCTCTTTTTTCGTCTACCGTGGCCGCAAATAATATTGATAGTATCTATATTTTCGAGCAATGTATTTATCAATTGTAATAATGATCTATACTGTTGTATAGTTGGCTCGCTTTCATTACGAACATCTTTTTTCATTATCTCTATTCCGATTGTCGCACGGTCACGTTTTCCCGTGCTGGAATGGTATACCCATTTTTCTACCGGATCAATCAACTCATAAACATCACCATTATAATCTATACAATAATGAAACAATCCATCTGCCTTTTTTTTTCGTTGTCCGGGTGTTAATAGCCATGCTATCAGAGCCCCTGCACTGGAACCACCACCGGTTGCATGGACAGTTATTTCTTTTGTATCAGACATTCCCCTGAAAAAACCCGGATGCCTTTGTGTCCTTATTGAATTATCAATAATTATATTCATGACCCATTTATTTTTTTCTCCAGATTTTTAATCCTTTCATCATGCCTGCCTATATCTTCGCATTTATCAAATAATTTGACTATATCTTTTCTAAATTTAGTATCAATATCCTTTAACGAATTTTTAATTTCTTTACTATCTCTTCTTAACGTTGCTATAATAAAACTAATAGCACCTGTAATAACAGCGATAAAGATGCTAACGAAAAGGCTAATATAGTTAAATAATGTACTACTTTGATTTTCTGGCAATTCATTGTCCCCCTCTCATAATCCTAACCAGGTTATCGCGTTATTATATAGCGTATCTAAGCCAGACTTCGTTGTCTCACTGGCGGCTGTTGTTTTGAAGTCATTCCATTTTGTTCTGATTTCTGCCAACGTTCTGGATACCTCAATTATCTCATTATCAATAATAGATTTCAATTTACTTTTCAAATGCTGTTTATACCGTTTAATAAAATCTGGATCATTGTCAATATCCAACTGGCTTCGCTCTGTGGGTGTGTCTCCTATCATCTCAAAAATAGGTGTGCCGAATTCATTTGATATCGATTTCCCATCAATTTTTAGTTTATCACCATCAGATATTTCAATTTCTGCCCCATCAAATTTATTTTTCTGCCATTCAAAAAATAAATCTATTATTAAATTTTCTGCGTTTTTTTTAATATATCTTTTCATTTTAATTACCTATGTATGTCGCGGTAAATCCCGCAATATTTCCAACCGGTGCGACTGCATTTGAATGAGCCCTGATTGTGTCACTCGCAGCAAGCCAGCCGGTCCATGAGCATGAGATATAATCCGCCGCCGTTGCATTTTTTTCAATTGCCAGGGCATCTGTTATATTTATTGACACAATTCCAGTAGTCAATTGTGATGAATTCAATGATAATCCTATCGACATATTTGTGTCGACCTGTATCCAAAATGTGAATGAATATTTTCCCTGTCTGGCGACTACAATTTCCAATCCTTCAGCATTTGAAGCATATCCAGATGTGTGATTTTCTGCAAACATATTGCCGTATCCTTCACGCTTATTTGTAAATCTCATAATATCAGTGTCTGTTGATCCATACCCGGCGTATGTATCTAACCGCAATTGACAAGAAATTCTTTCTTCTTGGATTGCCCATAAAGATGTACTACCAAGAATTTTTATCCTATCTGCTTGCTTTGGAAGGTCTATATCGCTGAGACCGTCAATTGACTCAGCTCCCTCCCCATCAACATTAACGACATTACCTCCGACGCTATGTATGATTTCAATAGCCCTCTTCTGATTGTCTGCCAACGTTGGAAGAGTGATATTTATATCACCACCGCTTGAATCACAAATATATGTCCCATATCCGTCACTATCTGTAATAGTAAAAGGATCGTCGGCACTGGTTAGATACTTAATATTTGTGTTCAGACTTGATACAAGCGACCATATAGATTCTATATCACTTGACGGTTGGCTTGTTCCATTGCCCCCTAAAATCCTAACCGCCTGGCTCCATGCGTTCGCGTCTGTATTGCTGTAATTATCTGATGTTGTTCTATCTGGGATACTTGTCCATACATCTGCCATTATTCGAGCTCCTTTAAATAGATTGAGTCAGTGTCACCCCAATTTGTTGACCTAAATATAAATCTATATTGAAAATATTTTACACTACTTAATGTAACGTCTACATTTCCGATTGCATCAGCTTCAGCCGTCCACGCTGTATACGTTATGTCGTCATCACTTGTCCGATATTGATACGTTATATCACCCGGGTCAGCTTGCCCGCGAAAACTAAACAAAGTAAATCCATCCTCATCATAATATTGCCCTGACTCATAAAAAGCCGCCGGTTGATAGTCTTTTGATCCATAATCATCACCATCCGAATACTTGTTAAATCCGTCTGGAACTGACCCGGACAATGTATTATTCAAATCAAGTGTTATCGCAGAATATATATTCCCCTGACACCTGTACATATTGAAATCAACCGTATCAAGAAATGGTATAGCTTTTTCTATGTTTGACGGCCCGCTTTCATTAAAACTGGTGTCATAGGACGCTACATAAAAACTGTATTCAGTACCAATATTTAACTGATAAATTATTTCGTAAATATAACCGTCTGGTGTTTGTTGAGTTATTTTTCTGTCAATTCCGCTCCTGCCAAAATTACAAGATTCAACTTCCCATTCCCCTGGACTTGAAGAAAAATATACTTTATATCCTAGCCAGTCGGCCTCTTGACTCTCAGTCCATTTAAGTAATATCCCACCATCCTCTAAAGGAATAGCGCTTACTAACTCAGGCGCGGCCGGCGGCTCTGAATCCCTGACATAATACACTTCAGGTGTATTCAGAAATAATGCTTTCACGGTTATTATGTCTTTGTCTTTGTCGTATTCTCTCTCAACTATCTGGACCGGCTCACCCACAAAAGGTGTAAACCTCAAATCAAGTTGGTCAGCAACCGGAACAAATTCCATTTCTGACCCTATCACCATTTCACAAAATTTCTGTATGTTTTTATACCGTTCTATTGCAAGGTCCCCGGCCCACGCCGCACCGGCTTGATTTCTGAAATGAATTTTAAAATCTGTGGACGTGGTTGAATCAACTTTTTGATTTGGCACATCAAAACGCCTTTCTCCAAATCGTGCAATTGATTCAGCATCAGAATCGCTTTCCCACGCTATCGTGCCAGCGTTATCATAACCAATCCTATAATAATTGACAATATCTTTTTGACTATAAAAATGTTCGTATGATTTAGTAATTACATTCTTTTTCTTTAAATCAGTGCCGAATTGTCCGCCCCATGGTTGCCATTGATACATATATATTAAATTCTGATAAGTGTAAACATGACACTGTGAAATCCTGAGAAGTTCGTTCACTACTGCAATACAACTTTTTTTGGTATTAGCATCATAATCAATGTTTATATACGCTGTGTTTGCCGCCTGAATATTTATAGCATTTTGAAATCCTGCATAAACAATATTACTTGCAGGAATTCCCCCAACGTCTGTTAATATTTCGTATATAATCTCAGCTATTGTTTTGTTAATAGCATTGCTATAAATACATGTCCTTTTTGCTAAATCATCTATATAATTGGTTGCGACAAGCTTAATGGTCTGTTTTTGTTCTTTTATTGGGATGTCTTTGAGTTTGCCTTCAAAAGTATATCTGTTTATGTCGTTATCGAAAACAGACACAATATCTCCAAAAAATGAAGTCCCAAAAAACAAGCTACCAGAATAACGGTCATCGTAAATCGTAGGGTCTGAGTTTGTTAACAAAATTTCTATAGTATCCGGCAACATTTTATTATTTTCGAACGCAATCGATTCTTTTGATTTGGGATATTTTAGTATATCCTCATCAGGTATAAGTATGTCATTCACTGTCACTGTTAAACTCATGGACTGTACGCCCTCGCAAATTTAATCCTTAGATTTTGCCGCCCGGTTTCAGTTAACTTGTAATGGTCAGCACTCGCATTAACATTATCATAAATTAAGAAATAAACATTAAAATTACTCGGGTTTGTTACTGAATCAGGGTAAAATCTTATTTCATCATTTCCACTATTGAGCATAAGCATGATATTATCATAATCGGCGTTTCTTATACCCTCACCAAAATTTATTGTGACTTCCTCTTGCCAAGCCTCGTACGTGCTTGCGATTGATCCGTCTTTTCTATCTGTTTTTGTTTTTCCGACTGCTTTGTGAACAACTTTAAAGCCGCCCCCTGGCTTCTCCACGGAAAAACTTGTCCAGCTTTCAACATCACCTATCGGGGTTGAATTGTGTGCCCCCCCGTCCCTATCTGGATTGGTGTCATTAGCTAATAAATATCCTGGAGAGTCCACTGGATACCCCAGCACTCTTTTCTTCAAATTTAAATCCGTATCCGCTTCGATGAGCGCCCCCTCATTCACAAAAAGAGGATTGGCAGCAACAACCGAGGTTCCAGCGGTCGCATTATTAAGAACGTCCGTATTTATTGAATATGAGAACGTGACGGCCACATCTGCATTGATTCCGTAAATTGAGTTGTCGTGAATAATATTATTGATTATTGTCTCATTAGCGCCGTTATTATTTTCAAATCTCATTGCAGAATTATTGGCAAAAAATGTCACATGTTCAACCGTTATATCCCCACTACCAGCCGCCGCACCTTTTATGTGTAAAGCATACCCCGTTTTATTGCATCTATAAAATAGACAATCTTCAAATATTGCAGCTGTGCTTTCGCAGTAAATGCCCTGGTCACTGTCATGTATCGTACAATTACTTGCATTAACTTCATGGTTAGAATAAACAGCATATGCATCATTTCCCCTATTTACGTTCTCAGCGTTTTTAAGCTCAGTCCAGAATAAATCAAGGTCGGTTCCATTTACATAAAGCATTCTATAACAAAAATTTTCATCATAACACTTTATTGATACACCGTTTATAATTGCATCTGCGTCAATCTGAATACAATCATATCTATAAGAATCATATATTACAAACTTCCCTTTGTCTCCATCGTCGTCGTCCATATATGTAAAGACAAAATCATTTGTGCTTTGCATACAGCTTGATAAATCCTGGATCGCTCCGGCTTCAAATTCTGTTGCCGTTACTATCTGATTATATAATTGATCTATGATTGTAAATTTTCCTTTGTCGCCGTCGTCGGCATCACTATAAGATATAACAAAAGCACCGTTAGACATTGCATTTACTCTTATATCGTTCGGATCATTTGCGGTCCATATATTCCCGGACGTTAAAATAGTTCCATCAGAATCCAAAACACGATAACGACCATCGGGAACAGCCGTCCGGCCTGCCATAATTATATTATCATTTGAATCAATATCCATATCATAATGCTGGTTTTGATAACCAACGCTTGTAGCTGCTTTTACCTGTGTTCCAGTAGAATCAAATATTTGATACTCGTTTCCTCCGCTTCCGTTATACATTATAACAAAATTGTCGTTTGACATTGATTTAACCCTGATGTAACTCGCAACCCCTGAATCAAATTCTGTTTTTGCTTTTGTTACTGTTCCAGTAGAATCATATATTGTAAAATATGCTTTGTTGTCTCCGGTATCAACATATGCAATTACAAAACTTGAGTCAGATAAACCAATTACTGCAAAATAAGCTACTGACCCGCTATCAAACTCAGTCGACGATTTTACAATTGTTCCAGAAGAATCATATATTACGAATTCACCAGCGTTAGCATCTAAAGCGTCAGCATAAATTATAACAAAATTCTGATTTTCAAGCACCGTACAACTATTAACTGTAACAGTCCCTTGCGTGTGGAATGAAGTCGGACCAGTGATAAGAGTTCCATCACTATCATATATAGAAAAATAACTTTCAGTTGAGATACTGTCATAATAAGCAACAACAAAATTATCATCTGAAAAAACACCACATGACGCTCCAGTGATCGAATTACCTGTGAATTCAGAAATTGCTTTTTTTGTACTCATCGAATCAACAAAAGACGGATTGGCATGTAATTGAATATCCGGGGCAAATCCTATCCTTGCAACAAGCTTTTTAAAATTTCCTGTCATAGAAAAGCCTTCCTCTACATACGTCTGGGAGGCATTAACATCATTGATAACAACCGCCTGGTGTGTGACATCACACTGAGAACCGGCGTGGCCTATTGTAAGATAAGGCAGTGATTCCGTACCATTGCCAGTAGTATCATTTCCTGTCTTTGCAACAAAGATTGAATTCGCATCGGACGGGGTATAATCCAGCACCCTTTTTGTGTATTTGGCATTAGAAAACTTCCCATAAAACCCTGCAAAATTACTATTATCAATAGTGTCTAACTCTTCATTATATTCTTCATTAAAAAGAGCAACTACTTTTGTTTTTGTGCTTGTGCACGCATTCGCAGAGGCGAGTAATGTTTTTTTCGGTAGTGCCTGCGTTCCTGGGTTGGTATCACTACCCAATGAATCATTAACAAATATTGAATTATCATCTGTATACGTATAATCGACTAAATCAATCACTATCCATTCTTCAGGGCCTATAACATTTTTTTCGAATGCAAATTTATTATTCTGTGGATCATAATCGAATTTCATGTATATGTCATTATAAAAGTCATGCATTAGTAAACACCCTCTTCACCATAATTATTAACACCCATTGACCTGGCTTTCTCAGTTCTTGGTTCCTCTATTCCTTCAGCTAATACTTTAGAGTCAAGCAGCACTTGAACAATACGCGGGCTTTCATCCCCGCCCTCTGGACCTGATAAAGTAATTTCTGATTTCTTTAAATTCTCGGTTATCGGTTTTGTGAGAACTGTTTCACCTGCATGCAACATGCCTAGCTTATTCTCTGGTAAATCAAAGACGCCTTTGGCAAACATCGACGGTTCGGGCGTTTGTGAAATTTGCTGTACAACGGCCATACCAGCGGCAATTGTTAATCCCATAAAAATTAGTCCAAGAATAGGCCCGACGATCGGAATCGAACTCATGGCGGCAAGGGCCGAGACACCAGCGGCAAGGGCTGAAATAATCGCGCTTGCTATTCTTAATTTCTTTTCACGCTTTGCCTCGCGTCTTTTGATTAGCTTCTGATGTAATTCAAATAATTTATCTTGCTCAGTAAGTGCCTTCCTTTTTTCATCCTCATCCTTGACAGTAGCCTCAATCAATGCCTTTCTAAATTTATAACCGTTTTCAAGGTTAGCCATTGCCCTTTGTTGCTCTGCATCCCAGATGTCCCCAAGCTGACCGGATAAACTACTTGCCATTGAAATTAAAGAGCTTGAATAATTAGCAAATTTATCAAGTCTTTCCTGGAATGGGTCAACGCCTTTTTTTCCCTTATCTTCTTTTTCCCCTTTTCTTCCGGCTGTAGGATCAAGGGTCTTTGTTGCATCTGCCAATAATTTAGCCTGTTCCATTATTGCCACTCTTTGAGCATTTTCAAGCCCGACCAATTCCCGTCCTGACTTTACAAGATTATTTTTAATTTGTAATAATTGTTTTTCTGACTCTATCAATTCCTTTTTGGATTTAACGTTTTCGTCTTCAGCTTCTTTAATCGTTTTTTCTAACTGTAATTGTTTTTCACCTGTAGCAGTTAATAATTTTCTTTTATTATTTAAAATTACTAATGAATTACCTGCCACTGTTATTTTGTTAATTAACCATGATATACCGGTAACAAGTCCAGCTATAGCAGAACCAATAATAGAAACAATATTTCCGACCTTGCCAAGAACTTTACCTAAAACACCACCCGATTTTGTAAGCAAACCAAAAGATTTAATTAGATCCTTTATACCCGGACCCATCTTTTTACCCATATCAATTAAAACTAAAGTAAAGTTGTCTTTAAGAGTTGAAAACATACCTGACATGGTGCGGGATTGTTTTTCAAGCATGCCCGCAAATTTGCCGGTTCCAGTGGTAAGATTTTTGAGTGCCATATCAACATCAGCAAAACCTACTTTGCCCTGACTTACCATCTTAACAATAGCAGTTGTAGTCACCCCAAATTTATCGGCAAGCGCCTGGATAATTGGCACCCCAGCTTCAGCAAATTGACGAATCTCTTCCATACTTGCTTTGCCAATAGTTTTAACTTTACCGTAAGCAAGGCCTAACCGGGAAAGTATTTCTTGATTACCCTGGGCTGCGTTTCCAAGATTACGCATAGTTTCAACAATCTTTTCTTGTTCAACCCCGAACGCTAAAAGTTGCTTTGACGTCTCAACCAATCCCGGTAGTTGGAAAGGTGTTTCCGCAGAGAAATCTTTTATTTCTTTTAATAGGTTTTTTGCATTTTTTGCACTCCCCAACATAGTGGAAAATGCAACCTCAAATTGCTCCATTTGTGCGGCTGCTTTAAATGCCTTTTTGCCAATATCGATAAAGAACCGAACAATTCCAAGAGCAAGAAAGGCTTTTAATGCTTTTCCAAGCATACCAACGCCACCGGCCATTTTTTTCATGCCCTTTGAGCCTTTGTCACCGGCCTCTTGGGCAGCCTCTCCGGTATCCTCTAAAGCAGCCGCGCTTTTCTTTGTGGCTGCTATTAGTTGACCATTCTCTAATATTATCTCTAGTTCTATTCGCTCAGCCATTGCCCTGTGCCTTCAATTGCTTGCCTATTATTTCATTCTTTATTTGCTCGTCAAAACCAATATCATGATTCTTCTTTTTGTTGAAATCTTGTAGCATCCTTTCATCTCTTTGATTGATCTTTTCATTTAAGTAATCTTTATAAATATCAGTATCTAAGTCTTTTGTTGGCTCTATCCCATGAACTCTATATAATAAAATATTATCATTCATTATTTTCTCGTATTCTCTTTTCTCTTCCTCAATCAAATATAAAACCGCTTTTCTTATCTCAGTACTATAAATATCTTTTTTATTCCACCCCTTTGTCTGTAATATCATAATCTGATTATCAATTATATCATCCAATTTTAATATATACTCGTCAAAACTTATACCGCTTTCAAGTTTCCCTGCTCCCTATCCTCTTCTAATTCATTCACAGGATTTAAAACTCTATCATTAAAAAAATTGGTTACTACTTTATATTCGTTAACCCTGACTTCTTTAATCATTTTTCTTAATGACCGGAATGGCTTTTTGAAAGGCCAAAATCCTTTTTTTGGAATGCATTTCCATATACACCTGAAAACAAAATAATCAAAGTTGTATCTTTGCCCTTTCGCCTGCAGTTTTCTATCAACTTCTATGAGCCTGTTATACACGCCCATGAATTTCATGTAATGCACATACCTGAAAATAATTTCAACTTCTTTTCCCCCGATTACCATTGTGTCTTTCATACTACCTCGTTATAAAATAAAATTCATTGCAAATCATACAAACCGCCACATATTTAAAAATCAAAAACTTCTCCCCCTCATGACAGGCCGGGCAATACCTGAGCTTAAAAGCGTTAAACAATGGCTCTGTAATTTCCAACGGCCGCCCGGCTCGCTTAACCATTGAAGAACCCTTGATAAGCCGCGGGATAATTTGCTTTCCCGCGGCCATGTGTTTTAAGCTTCTTTCTTCCTCAGTTATTAACGCTCTTATCTCATCCATCATTCAGGTGTCGTATTGCTGAAAATTCCTATTCTATTTTCTGTACTATCGTACATAACCTGAACATTAACATTAAATTCACCATAATTTTTTTCGGGAAACGGAAAGCTCATTCCCGCTGGCTTGACTCTATACAGCAACATATTGTAAAGAGTGCCCGCGTTAGTCTCCGAAAATATTGTCATTCCATACTCCTGAAAATCCATAGGTTGCTCGCCTATAATGGCGCTATAGCTACCACCATGCGGCTTTTGTACATAAAATTTCGCCGTATCATCGGTGGTCATGGCTATTGCTGATGAACTGCCGCCGGTAAGGGTAAGTCCAAAATTATCTACATCAACCGTTGCCCCCGAGGCCGGCACAGTAATCGGAGACGCCGTAATTTTGCCGTCATCATCCTCATACGCCTCATCTGTTCCCCTTGCGAAATTTGAACTGCTCATAGCATAAATGTCTACTGTTGCTGCCGCTGTAGCCTTAATTACATACCACCCTTCTTTCAGTTCATCCTTTCCAGTGCTTGCCTTAACTGTAATGGTTGCTATCCCTTCAGCTGCATCAATTACAGACGTTCCATTTACGTTATCCTCATCTATAACATCCCCATCCGTGTCAGCTGCATATTCCGTAACATTACCAGCTACATTAGTAGCTATAATGTCACCTGTCATTTCTCTTGCTACTATTGATACCGTTGGCTCAAAAGAACTTATCGCTGAATCCCAGACAAAAAGGTTTGACCCACCTTTAAGCTGAGCAAATTCTGCGGGCATTTCAATCATAACATCCCCGAGTACTCGGTAATATGCTTGACTGAGCCATGTAGTTCTACTAAAAACATTTATATTCGCTATTGGTCGTCAATCAATAACCGCTTTCGCTGCTTGTAGTCCCCTACAAGATTAGACTATATCACCAACCTTTACAGGTTGCCCGGCGCTTCCACTACCGACTTGTAGTGTACTCCCTTTCGGGATAGTCGTTGCACCTTCCTCAATTGAGGCTTGGCTCAGGATTGTCTGGTCTAGAGTTCCCCTGAGTTCACCGGGTTTGCAACATGCGTTACCACATGAGGCGGCAATTTTTACCGTATATCATGTATCCCAAAAATGGATCGCTTTTGGCTTTCGCTCATTTACTTGCCTCCTTTAACAAAAAAATACATCCTTATAAACCTCAAAAAATATCACCGCTCGCCCGATCCAGAATTCACCATTCGGATGCTTTGAAATATCCGTCGCGAAATCTGGCCTAAAGGGGTATTTATTAACGACCTCCCCGAAGGTCAAATCTTGATAAATCGCTGCTTTTATATCATCGTAAATATCAAAGAGTCCTTTAAATGATCCCTTTCCCTCTTTGACCTTTACTTTCTCTTTGTGCCAGTTTGAAAACATTATTATTACAGGGTAAATTCTGCGCTCTGCCTGATGTTCTGATAAAGTCCCGGCCCTTTCAACTCTGAAATCAGTTAAATCAAAATTAACATACGGAAAATTTGCCTTATCTTCAAGTGACAATTCATCCTCATACTCAGTCCAGGATTTAATATAGTTTAATGTACTATAATTCTGCAATTGTTCACTTATTGCCTGTATTATGTCATTGGCTTCACTCATGATTTCATTTCATCCGCTATATATTTTTCAACAAATTCTTTTATCTTTTTATTTAAAAACTCTTTAGCATATTCAAAAATAGGCCGCTTTCGATTAAAGTATTTAGCATATTCTCTTACTCGCACATTTCTTGATTTTGCCGTTCCTCTTTGCATGCCTGAGACAGCCGGATTAAGTTGATATAACATGCTTTTTTTCTTGTATTTAGTAATAGCTTTAGTTGATACGGCTGTTCTTAAAGCACCTGTCATAATACCGATTGTTACCGGGTATCCTTTTTTTGCTTTCCATGCTCTGTATTTGGTAGTCAATTTTGCCCACCCTGCTGGGTTGGCTTCACTAAATACGTGCCGCATAGTGTCCTTAATCCAGGGCGTGATAACCGAAAAAACGTCTTTCATATCAGAGGCGTCACGCGCACCTTTTTCTAATCGTGCGATTATATATTCAAATGTGGCCTTACCCCCGGGCTTTTTAGCCTGTATTTTTATAACATTTTCAACTGCCATGAATAGAGACTCTCCTTTGCAATCTCGCACCTTGCTGAAAATCATAACCACCCTCGGCCAGACTCCACTTTGCTTTCTCAATATAATCATTTGCGGCCATTTCTTTGCCTATGGTGCCAAGAGTGGAAAAAGTAACGTCTCCCTGCGTCCGGGATTCCCTTGCCGCTCTTCTTCGGTATTTATCGCGCCTACCGTGTAATAAATAAAACTCTGCTATCGAAAAATATACTTCCGCCCGATAAACATATAATTCAGTTGTACTTAATCCCGTTTTGTCCAGTGCTTCCAGTGCATCATAGGTGTCTTCACCTATTACCGGTTCCATGCGCTCTAATTTGGCTATATCAATTGCATATTCAAGGTCTTCTTGAAATTTAGATTCATTGTCATAGCCATACGTCTGAAACGCCTCTAGTTCCTTTTTCATGTCTTCTATCTCATACGTTTCACTGAGCATTACACAGCCTCCTTTTCAGCAAGAAATAATAATGTTTCAATTCTGTTATAATCGGTTTTGGACAATGGCCGAATGCTATGTTTGCAATTTGGCCCGAATGCACCTCTTGCCCGTGCCTCACTAATAGTGAGTATTCTAAAAATAGCTGCTGCCCCTGGATCATGGGCAATTAAGCTTTTACCTTTAAATCTTTTTGAGAGTATTTCCGCGCACACTTGACGACGTATGCTGGTTTTATACGGTGTTTTATCCCGCCTAAAATACTCACTCACTCGCCTTTGTTTTATTATTTCCTGCATTTCCACGCCATTTCTTTCTACATTAAGCGCGGTTGTCCTGGTTGCCATCTCTGAATAATCATCAAACCTGTGTTTGCTGCCATCTCTATAAATTATGAATTGGTCTTTATCAAGCATTTTCTCGAAATCTGGATTCGCTTTTAAAATATCTTTTTTTACTCTCTCCATGAAAGCAGCTTTATTTTTTTGAAATGCTTCGCCTGTTTTTACAAGTGCATCAAATCTGGCACTTTCTGAAATCAATTTAGTTTGATATTTTCTAATATTTGATAATATCAAATTATTAGTTCTTGATAAAGCACCCTCAATATTTTCTTTGAAAAGTTGTATTGAATTGTTTATTATAGTTTTTTTTGCCAGTGGATTAGTAATTTTAAGCTTTTTGAAAACTGCCTCCGAATAAACAAACCTCATGAATTTTCTGTATAGCTTTTCCATTGCAGCACTCACCCCGGTTGACGCTCCTGATATTCTAATTGATAGAGCCCTTGTCTCTTTTGACGAAAGTAAATTCTCTCCTTTGCGAAGTGCTTTTTTCATAAGCGTCTGATATTGCTCCGCTAGCGAGACAATATATTTAGCAATAAATAAATCGATCGCCCTTTGCGGATTTCCTTTCCGCGCCACTTCTTCGTAACGCTTCAGGTCTTTCTTGCTTATTTTGTCTTTAAATATCGGCATTTTCTATTTCTTTTTCTGCCTCAAAAAATGATTTCTTCTTTTTCTTATCAGTCTTTTTAATAAAATTATCAATCACACCCTTGCAATCGCAACTATAGTATTTCCCTTTCTTGACGAGATTATAATCTCTTACCATTTGCGATATTGAAGTACCTTCAAATCTTTTTTTACATCGATAACATTTAATAACGTATTTTTTCACAATATACTCTCCTTTATTATTAATGGCGATTCATACCTAATTACGTCAGTATCTACGGTAATTATTGCCTGAATTTCTGATATATATTTACCAGGAGGCAGCAACGTTGATGTATTCTCGCTCGCCGGTATGTTTACCAACACTACCCCATTCGCCCCACCTGTTTTATCAAAATTTCCGTCGGTTTTCTCAATTAAATAAGTATCATCCGTCAATTTAGCTTTAGCCTTGAATGTAAATATTGCACTAGATACATCCAATAGCTCTAATTTGCCTGTAGTCTGATTGCGCCGCCTAAATGTCCATTGTATCCATCGGCCCTCACCGTTGCGCAATTCTATTTCATTTGACATAACACTTAACCTCTATAACAATTTCTGTATCATCAATAATTACATCAGGTTCATTATCCTCAATCTCTATATCAGCACCGTACAATATGACATCACATGATCCATTCATACTAATTATGCCCTTTGTCGCTAATCCCAGGCTCATTGTTTAACAACCTTGTATGTTTGCAATTCGTCATTATTCCATATCGCAGTAATTGTATATGTTGCCAGAACATCATTAGCAGTCCCAACACTACCAGCCGCACTATATATTCTCAATCTTCCACTCGTTAATAATTTAGCACCGCTATATGTATCATAGCTGGTGTTATCCAAATAATAATTTTCTTGCGCCAATCCCAACGATCTGGTTAACGTATTAACTATATCTGTTAGTGCGCCAGAATCAGGCAAATTATCTGTCACAATTTTAATCGCAGCCGTATCAGTTTTAATATCATCCAAATCATTAGTCTCACAAAATAACGTCTCACCCAAAACCCTGTCGTCAGGACATGTTATCTCTAAATCGTATGTGCCGAGCGATAGCGGCGTAAATGAGGCATAATAATATCCTGTTGATCCTATTTCTGCTATCGTTACGACCTCTGGCGCATTAGCATTATTTAACGTCAAATTATATGTGCATGATCCAGCCTGACCAGTTAATGGAGTGATCCCGTCTGTACCAAATACCGTAAATGGTATATATACAAGCTCATTTTGTTTTGTTTTCCGGCTGCCCATCCATCTCACCTATTAACTCTAGTTGTCCCTGTATTCTCAATCCTTCGATATTTAGCAATTGCAACTGCTTGTCAATCTGATTTCTTTGTTGAGTCAACATATTGATTTCTTGCTCAATTTCTTTTATTCTATTTTCACGGGTTATTCTTTTTTCTTCAAAATCCATTTAAAACCTCAATCTGATTATTAAGTCTTACTATTTTGTCCTGGCTCTTTTTTATCTTTTTCTCTTCTTTATCAATTTGATCCATTACTATTTTAATCTTTTTTTCTGAGTTCTTTTCTATTTCTTCACCAATTAAATGGATTATGTGGTTTTCCCATATCCATTCATTTTTAAGCGGCTCATAATACCAGCCGTGCGGAGAGGCATTCAAAAGAATTTTCACAAAATCTTCTGCCTCATCCAGTGAATCAAAAAAATCATTCTGAATGTCTTGTCCGCCTATTGTTAACTTGACTTCTATCATGGTATAATCCCTAAAAATATTACCCTCAATTCATCATCCGTCGGGTGGTCACCGTACCACGTACCCAGCCCAACATTAGGGTTGTACGTCCATATTATTGGAGAACCATAAAACTCTCCGTATGCAATCAACCCTAGTGCGTAATCTCTTGCCGCCTGTTCTGTCGGAAAGGCCGGATTTGAAAACGGCCCACCATCGAGTGTTATTATTAAGTGATAATAATTCATTCATCACGTCCATGCCGGTATGTAATAAACGGTACCTGTATTATCCTTAACAGTCAACCATCGCGATATAGTAGCTGTCCCAACTCCGGCAGGTGCCACATTGGTAATAGTCACAGTTTGCGCACCATTATTTGTCCAATTATTAGGACTTGTCAATTTAACCGTTCCAGAACCCTGAAGAGAGCTATTTACCACCAAATCGGTCCCATCATAAGAGATACCTGCATCTTGACCAGTTCCCCAAATTACACTCTTATCATCAGTCGCCACTTGGATATCTGCTTTGTGATAGAGTACAGCGTTTACAGAGTCACTCCAGATAGACCACACATTAGTACCATGATCAATATTTTCAAGTTTCAATCCGTATTCATTTACTATACTTGATCCACCATGCAAAGTCAGTCCACCCGCGATATCAGAATTGGCGAGAAAATGCATATAATTAGTACATACCACGCCGCCCCTCAACTCCTCAGTGCCCAAAAAGACTTTAAGTGCAAAAATCCCATTGGTCTGAAATCCTATCATTCTGCCCATTGTTAGAGCTGACCCATTGTATTTGTCAGTTGATGTCCCTGCATTAAACGCCGATACTTCCGTGGGAGGCACCCCTACGCCTGAATGGTCAACACGGTACTTCGGACCACCAAGAAAAGAACTCAGTGAAAAATTAGCATGTGCCCCTGGTGCTGATGTCTCAGCCCACGTTGACGCATCCTGAAATACGGCAGACCCTCCAAAAGTCTGAGCTGTATTATATTGAATTATATTAGTATAAGTAAACCCGCCAAATAGTACAAAAGCCGATCCTGTACAATCTGATGTTTCGTTTGACTTCATAATTGCTCCCTGGGTAGCTGATGCGCCAGCCGACATGTCATCAAACCCGAGAAAAGTAATCCCTCCATAAACGAGACATCTACCATCAGTCGCGCCTGCCTGTACGGGTGGGGCTACTGTGTTTGGTCTAAGTTCCAGATTATCACTAATAGAATCGCCACCATAAATCACCGGGCAATTATTCAAGTTATTATCACCCATGTCTAAATCATTTGTTAAAGGATCATTTGTACAATCTAATTTCAGATAACGTCCATCGGCAATGGCCTGTGATATTGAATTGCGCACATCCATTAGTATTCATTGCCCTCCTAGTATTCATAATAAAATAAACTTATGGTCACATTATTCCCGCCTGTGCTATCAGCTACTTTTGCACGCACTCTACTATTGGCGGGTATTTCGCATGATTGAATTGGGACATTCATGGTCCCGTCCTGAACTGCATTTTTAACAAATCTCACTCGACCGCATTCGATATCAGTAGCACCGTAATACAAAACTAATTCATAAACTGCGTTCGCGCTTATATTTTCGACACTAACATTATGAATATCGAAAATATGTGTTATAGCGTTTGCTGCGACAATATCATTAGAAAAATTTCCCAGTGTCCACGCCGCTCCATCAGAGGTAACAGTTATACCTGTAGCCAATGAGGGAATAACTTTACTGGACGTGTTGTGATGTTCTTTTATTGTTACAACAAGAGAATATATACTATCTCCGTCGTGCGTATCCGTTTTATTTCCAATCACATCTGACATAATAACATTATCAGCACTATCAGCACTCGGCACATTATGATACGTCTCCATATTATTACGGCCTGGATTTATAATTGACATTTAATCCTCCAAGATGTCCAGTACTGCTATTACTGTGCTATTTGCCGCCGTTATGCCCTTAATAGCACCTTTCCATGTATCAAGAGTTATTGACGCCCCTAAACCATCCCTTGCCGCTGTGCCATCGCTCAATACAAAATTATATGCGGCCGTACTGGGATCACCTCCCAATCGAATTATGCAAGGCTCTGTTCCACAATTTTGCAGTGTGATAGATTTCCTTGTAGCTGAAGCCGCTGCAATTTCAATACCCCCTACGGTTGTATTTACCGTAACCGGTGCGGCCGTTGGCGCCTTATCAGTACCCCCGAACTGGTCCTCTAATATATCGGTTGTTCTTGCTTCGCTCATTTTTCCCCCTGATCAGCCTCAACCTGTGATTTCAGCGTTGGGCTTTTTGCTCTTTGTTCTTTGACTTTATCGCTGTCTGATTTCCTTAATTTTTCAATTGCCCTTTGAAAATCAGTTTCATATCCTAATTCTTTTAATAATTTGATTTCTTTCTCGTCGCTTGTCTCGTATGCTCCTGGAATAGTGTACCCATTACCATCAAAATTGGTACCACCAAACGAGCAGAGTATTTTTTTCATTTCCTTATTCCAGACCTGGCCAATTCCATAAAATTTCATAAATCACCTCACTTTAAATATCTTGTCTCTGCATTTTTTACAAAAATATAAATCGTTATGCTTCAATAAATCATAAAATATGTTACATCTAATACACATCACTTTCATAATAAAACATAATGGGGGACAAGAGCCCCCCAGCTAGTTTATTCTTTATTCTTCAATTGTTCCTGAAGCTCATCACGCTCCTTATAAAAGAGTGCCTCAGCTTCAGACATTTTTTTCTCTTCTTTTACTTCTTCTTTTTTCTCTTCTTTCATTCTATCACCTCGTAATGTTTCCAGCCTATTGCTGTATAACTGCCAATCTCTGAATATGAAATAGAATCTAATATAAATTCAAGTCTACCCTCTGTAACGTTATAACTAGGCTCTTCAAATTTATAAATCTCTCCATATTCATCATTGATATAAGACTTATCCGGGAGAACATACGGGATGTCAAAATCCCTATAAATATATTCCCCCGGTCTGTCTGATATTTCCCTTATATACCAAATCTTAGCAATCATTAGCTGGCCGTATGATTATCGGCTGCGCCAGTTCCATCGTCAGTAACTGCCGTACCCGCTTGTATCCAGTTATCGGATATAAGCACATAAGCTCCAGCCGCATCCTGATGTATGCCTGTCGTACAAGTGCCGACAATTTTATTCTGATGTATAAAACTCCCAAGAGCAGCGGTGGCTACCGCATTAGCATGAACCATTATTCCGGTAGTACCATCACCTGAGACTTTACAATTTTTTATCTCTGATGTACAGAAATACGTATCACCACCATCGCCCTGTCCAACATGAATACCAGCCGTCTGGAAGTCATGCACGTGGCAACTATCAATTACGGATTCTTTAACATTTGCTCCCCATATTCCAATGGTTGCGTTTGTGCCGTCACCTTTGAGAGTGACATTTTTAAGCAGGCACCCATCGAAAACAGACAAATACAACGCCGGATAAGCGGTTGCCATATTGATCTGGATATTCTGTATTGAGCAACCGGCGCCACTAAAAGCCATCGCCGCCGGTGATCCACTGGAACCATCGTAATTAACAACAACCCCATAATCAATATTTCCAATATCCTGGACGCCTATAAGGTGAACATTATAAGCACTCCATAATACTTGCTCGTTATACTGACCCGGAGCAACATAAACATAAACTTGCCTGTCTTTGTCAGTATTTATGTTAGTCGTTCCTGCCGTATATCTGGCCTTATTAAGACCTTCCTGAATTGTTTTAAATGCTTTTTCCCATGTACTACCATCACCGCTTGAATTAACAGAACCGTCTACGTAATAAACGTTCCCATAAGGTTCAATTAAAGCTCTCAGCTCCACTATTGCTTCTCTGGTAGCTGGGCGAACACCCGGATAAAGCTCTCTCCATTCAAAAGCCATATTGTACCTCCTTAACTCGTTGCCAGACTATGAATTTTCCCGTGAAGGAATTCAACTCCATAATCCAGACCGATTTTACCAAAAATTTGACCCTTTTCTGCAGCTCCGGCTTTCGCTAAATCCTCATAAAAGAAATTTCCTTTTCCTGGGACGGGTTGAAATACTGGCGCGCATGAAGACACATCTGCTATCAATATGTCGTCAGTAGGCATGAATCTATCATACACCACACCAAGAGTCGCAAAATCAGTCAATATTTGTTTTATCGCCACTCCGCCAACGTTCCTGTCTTCAGGCGCATAGCCATAAATATCAGATATTTTCTGAATTTGAAAAGCATTTGCAAATAGAACCATATTCATGAACTGGGCCCCGCCACCGGCCATGGTCCTGAGTGCCTCATCAATCATGTCTTTAGTCAAAGTTGCCGCAGATGCATTGATTGACGTTGTGGTACACGCCGCAAGCATTCCCCGCGTCTGATTTGCTACACCTGCATTTATAGCAATTTGATACGTTCCATTTATAAATGAGTATTCAATATCGCGTGCAATTTTTTTGAGATTATAGGCGATTTGAAAATTAACCTCATCAGTTACATTATTCACCTGTCCCTGTGTATTGATACCTGAAAGCCTGGCTTGATTAGCCAATTTTTCATAACTAATATCAATAGCCTGGTGGTGAATCTCACATACATTTTTATTTTGTGTTCTGACTGCCTCATTCCCATTTGGAGCCGTTAAACTCGCAGTCTCAGTTATTCCCGGCTGTGCTGCGGCTGGATAGTCATATTGACTTGAAATTGGGAACTCAAAATTACTTGATTGCTTGCCGCCGTTCATACCACCTATCATAGAAAAAAAAGGTGTGTTTTCAGCATCGGCAGTTATAAGCAAACCAGAATAATTTGGAAGGTCCCATATTGTGGCATTACCTGTTATCTGTGCCATTTATTTTCTCCTAGTTTGATTTTTGTTGAGCCTGCATAGCTGCTACCTGCCCAACTAAATCACCTGCTTTTGTCGCTTCTTCAAATTGTTTGTCAAATTTATTGCCGGATGTCATACCACCACCTGGACTAGAACCACCGCCTGGTGAAAGCTTGTTTTTAAGATGAAAGTTGTTTTCGTCCAAACTCAAAAACTTTTCCACTGCTACCATTGCAGATAATTCCATTGGTTTTACGACCCCGGATTCATCAGGGAAATTCAACGTCAATACTGTTGAATATGTTCCCTGTTTCTCGCCTGTACTCAAATCAATGTTTTCTTTTAGACGTGCTTGACCAATTGTGCGCATAATTGAAACTAATTGGTTTCTATTGTGTACGTCGTGTTTTGCAAGTGCCTCTTGAATATCGTTCATAATTTTCTCATCTTTATAACGATTTTCTGCCTGTTCTTTCTGGCTCTGTATTGCTTCTTTTTCTTTGTTCAACTGGTCCAGTACTGTCTGAAATTCCTGTTTAAGTTCTTCAACCTCCGAACTTTTCCCTTTGTCCTTCTTTTTATTTTCTTCATGCTCAGACAAAGACGCTTTCATTTGGTCAATTTGTGTCCTTAAATCGTTCATCTCCGGGCTAATGTCTTCCTTGCCTTTGTTGCGATTAAAACTTATGATGTGTCCGATTAAATCCTGCAAATCTTCAGGAACCTGTCGTTCCTGATTGCTAATTGGATCGGTAACCGTAAAAGTTTTAATCGCTTCCTTCGGTTCCTTCGGTTCCTGGTTGTTCTGGTCCATCTTGTTCCTCACTTTGTTGTTGTTGTGCCATATTGGCTATATTAAGACGCGCATTCTCACGCGTTTCTTCACTAAGTTCAATTTCTTCTTCTATTGATTCCCTGATTTCTTCCATTTCTTTTTCAGAAACAGAATCATCAAAGCTAAGATCAACAATTCTTTTTACCGCATGCTCTTTAACTTTCGGATACGATGACAGAGCTGTCAGCATGTTATATAACCTTTCAAGCTCTTGTTGCATCTCTTCGCCAAGAAAATCTTTTTTATATTCTATTGTTGCGCTGGTATCATCTATCCCCATCCATAACCCGGACAACCTGAATATTTCTTTTTCCACCTCTTCCATTGAAGAGGCTCCGCTTGCCAGAAGAGCCCTTGTTTTTGTGAAATCAAAAAACTTAGCCGCACCACTCTGGACATAGTTCTTTGTAGCATCAGTATCAAGACCGAGCTTCTTCAATATCCCTGAGAGATAAAACTCCATAGCCTGCAAAAATGGGGTAGTGTCCGATAGTGTAGGCCCATCGAAAAACGGCTTATGCGGAGTAGCATCTGGAAATGGGATCACTGCGTAATTACTGAATGATTGAGCCTCCAATTCTTTAGGCACTGTACCCGGATAGAACAAATATTTGAACGTTCCACCCACCAGCATTTCATCAAGCAGAGACATATAGTTGTAAACCGCCTGGTCAAATAACCCTATATCTTCAAATATAGTATCCTGGACCTTCTCTGTCGTCCTATCATGCCAGTTTGCAAAAACAAAAGGGACCTCTCCAACCGGGTGAGGGACTTGCTCGCTTGCCTGAAAATTTTGGCCTGTGGTTATTGTCCTCAGAGTTTGATTGGCAGATAAATTTTCTATCTGGTCAATTTCATCAATTGATATAAAATCTTGAAAATAATCTTTAGTCCATAATCGGTACGATATTACATATTTTGCTTTTTTGTATGGGTCAGCATTGTCATAATATGTGTTATCCAGAATAACCCACTGCAAGGAATCGTTTTCATCACAATAGTAATTTCGTATCTGCCATGGTTGATACATAACCGCGTATGCATTGAGATTTAAGTTTTTTCGGTCCGCCTCAGTTCTCACAAATTCAGTGTCGAAAGATGGTGAATCAATCAATACACCCACTGTGTACATGAGACTATTGACAGCTATCATCTGCATAAAATTGTCAATATTTTGTGTTCTGGATGCTCTCTCAATCAATTCGTCCTGTTTATAATCTGTTCTTATCACATCATTGGTGAAGAGAAAGCCAGTTAGCATATCCGCAAGAGGTTGAACATTATTAAAAAATACCGCTCTCTTTTTCCGTTCTGTATATGATAAATCTGATTCTCTGAGCGTAAATTTATGCAGATAGTCGCCATCCATATATGTCTGGCCACCTGCATAACTATCACTAATCAATTTCCAAATATCAAGTTTATCATCGTATGTGGGGTGCGTTTGGTTTGTTGCGTAATAAATATCTTGCTCGACCATAGTAACCTATTTATATTTTAAAAGTTGCCTCGTATCGTGAGGCAGCCGAGCTAATACGTGTCGTGTATTAAACGTGCTTAAACAACAAAGCGAGTGATTTATCATTTATAAAATAAGACATATACTGCCATTTGTCAAGTATTTTTAATCAATCCATCCGGCCCTATTTGCTTAAATTTAAAAGACTTTTTAATATGTGTAAATATAGCATAGCGCATACTATCGACCAAATGGTCCTGAAATTTAACCGGTTCATCCATAGCCTTTCCATTCGCGTCTTCCGCCCACACATAAGACTGAATCTCTTTGATTAGATTCTCACTACCTGCCAGTATATTCAAATCGCATGTCTTGACATAATCAATCTGTGTTTTGACAACCACTTTCTTGTCAGCTGGATAGGCCTGTAATCCAGCTTCTTTCATTTCCTGTATTCTCTGTGGCTCTGCGCTATCGCAGTATATTCTATGGTTTACAATTACCGGTTTTAAAAATTCAATTAAATCGTTGTTAGTCATACGTGTACGATATAGCACCTCTTCAATATATAACACCTGGTCAGATATGCATATCTTGACTACTGCTGTTTGATTATTGAACCCAAAATCACATCCATAAATGACCTCATCTATATTATCGGGTTTTTTATCCACAATCCGATAATTCTCGTATATAACACCCTGGAGCTGTCCCCACTCTCCCAGACAATACACTTTATGTAAATTCTTGTTAGTGTATTTAAGCGCTTCTAATTGTTCAATGTATTCTTTCTCTATGAATGGGTTGTCATAGGCATTTGTCTGTATTTTGTGCGCTCCATTTCCATTGGTGAAGAACTTCTGAAATATCCACGATGTCATACCCACCGGGTTGAAGCTCATTATTAGTTGCTTGAATGCCCCTTTGCCTCCCCTCAGTCTCATGTCAATAAGATCATAGGCAGGCTCTGATAGTTCATTGGCTTCCTCAATCCATATCATATCAATGTCAGTGATTGACTTGATCTTGTCATAATCGCCTTTATTATTCATGGATAGATAGTATATGTGTGAATCTTTATTCACAGTTGCTGTGTACTCTGATTTATTGATTGAATAAGGAATTTTAAGCGTTTCAGCCCTAGATTCTATTATTGGTATACATGTCCGTCTTAATGATGGGAAAGTCTTTCTAATAACCAGTATTCCTAATTTCTCTTGAATACAACACTGTATTAGTAGTTTATCAGCTATTGAGTAGGTTTTTCCGGCTCCGGCTCCGCCGAAAAATATAACTGTTCGCTTTGTAGACTTAAAGAATTCTTTATGATTGATATTAAGGTGCTGATTTATGTTTACTCTATTCATCTGTAATGAAATCTTTTGATATTTCTATAGTTACCTTGCCGGATATTGTAGCGTCTATTTGTTTTTTGTCTATGAATAAACCGTGGAGTTTAGATATGTTTTCAAGTGCGCGGCTTTTTGTGTGCTCACTATACTTTGTATTATTATACATCTTCCAGAACTCGCCCTCAATTTGTTCTGCTTTATGCCTATTCAGTTCTCTGTTTTCGTTGACAAGTTCGTCAATACGGGCTTTTATCTTATCATTTCTTAACAATCTGGAAGACTCAGCACATGCTGAATCATATTTAACGTCCGTATAAATTAGTTGGTATGACTTAACACCGTTGTAATTAGTTTCTTGATTGTTAATGTAGGCCTGACAAAATGCTTCATGTTTTTTGTTTTCTAACTCTGCCATTATCTTTTTATTTCCTCACCTGTAACCATCTCATAAAACGAGCAAAGAACTTTGTCCATTTCTTCAATTGTTCTTTTCTCTCCTGTGGGTTTAAACGTTATGTGTGGAAAAGCTGGTAATTTGTCTTTGATTTGGTTGAATTGTTTCTCTGTTAATTTCATATTTTTAGGTAAGTGCCCGGCCTTCATGGGAGCAAAGACCGGGACTTTGGGATTTATCTCTATGGCTGTAAAAGATTATATACAATATAATTATAATGTGCGATTATTTCAAGTGTTTTTTATATTGCTATTGTATTTTGCCATAACTACCAGTCAATTCAATTATTGTTTGCTCAAATCTTGCTTGTAAAGTATTATTAAGCAATTTAAAAAAACAGATTATTTCGGGCTTACAATTCATTTATACTCAAGGCCCCCTTATCTGCAATAGTATAATCAATTATCGATAAACACCCTATTTCCTGATCTGTTAGCCTTTCTTTGCGCTCACTCATCTTTCACAACCTTCTGATAATCAACCCGTGGATACCTATCAAATAAATATTCTTGATTTTTACACTCGCTACAAACATGGGTCCATTTATTCTTACTAAGCGGGCTTTCCTGTCCTATAAACACCATAACCCCCTTCATGCATTTTTCACATAATTTTTCAATTACAAATGTATTAACCCTGGTATGTATTACATGTTTATCTTTATTTTCTGATTTCTTTAGCAAAATATTTTACCGCCCTTTT